ACGCGGGAACATTTGACGTTCGCACTCCGGTCTACGGAATCTTCGAATGCGGGAAGTGTGCGGCGCGTCGGCCAATATTTGTGCCGCGTGTTGAGTATTGGCGCAAGGGTGGAGGTGGCGACCGCACGTATCGTTGTCGTGTCTGTGGAACAAAAACGAATGTGACCTGGTTGGATCGGCCAGTTACATTTCAGTCCTATCTTGACGATCCTTCGAAGATGGAAAGCTGATGATGCTATCGCAGCCACTGCCAAAGTCGGCCTTGGCGTATTCGGTGAATCGTTTGAAAATGGACCCCATATTCGAGGGCTATAATTCGAGCTGCCCGCGTGTCTCGTCTGATAGCCCGAACTTGATCAGGTTTCAATTTTGTTTTGTGCCGTCCTTTCGCCATCATGTCGACCATATTGTCTTGCATTGTTCCGAGGAATAAATGTTCAGGATTAACACACGCAGGAACATCGCATTTGTGAAGGACATGTCGGCCCTTTGTTATCGGGCCTTTGTGCAACAGCCAGGAAAGACGATGCGCGGACATGTGTTTGCGGTTGATTTGAATTTCACCATAACCAACTCCGCCCCAAAGCTGTCCGGCCCACAACCAGCAACCGTTTTCTTGTTTGCTGACGTGTTTCATGAACCGCGATATAAGCGGCTGCGTGTTGGCAATGCCACTGCAGCGAATCGAACAAAACTTCTTCGCGTTTCTTTTCTTGAATTGGGTTTGACATACCGGGCACATTTGCGGCGGGCGCCTACGATGTTGATCCCCACATTTGCGGGAGCAGAATCGTATATGCGGATGCTTCGAGGAAACGTTGAAGGCTTGTTGGCAATGAAGGCAAAGGCGGCTTATTGTCTGTTTAGCCATGTCGGAAACCAATCCTTTCTGACTGTGGTTAGGGCCGCTTGAATGCTATCCACATTCGGGCGGCTCGTTGCATTTTACCATAAACAGGAGGCGACGATGGCCACTATGATTCTTCCTTTGGCGTTAGCAATAGTGGGTGCTTTGGTTTATGCATTCGCTAAAGACAAGGTGGCTGAACTTGGACGGATCGCGTTCTTTGCTGGAATCCTGGCGCTTGCATTTCAACTCAGTACGTATAAATTTTCGCTATGAGTGAACCCGCGATTGATGAAATGCTGGAATGGTTGGATAACCCGCATATTCCTAAACCGTATTCCTTTTTCGATGGTATCCGCGCCATTCTCGAACAGCACCGCGAGCACCAAGACGACGTGGCGCATTTACGGAGCATTGCGTATAGCGTGAACAGGCGCAGTGAACTCGAAGCTATCCGCGCATTCGTGGAGCGGGTCGAGAAGAGTGCGATGAACCGGGCGTCAGACTATCACGGCGCACTAATCTCATATCGTGATGTTCTATTTGCTGAACTCACGGAGATGGAGGCTGCGGTGAAGGAATGACTGAACTCACTCACGATCAAATAGTGGAACTGAGCAAGCACCCGTTCCGTTGCGCGGAATGCAGGCAGTGGTTCGACGACGGTGAGCCTGAGAGCTTGTGTGAGAAGTGCGAGCGTGTTGAATCGCTCGAAACTATCCGCGCATTCGTGGGGCGGGTAAACGAGCGATACTTGGCATGGGGCGATAGGGGCGCATACGGAGACTGCGTGCGCGATGAACTCGTCGCGATGGAAACTGAGGTGAAGGAATGAGTACACCAAAACAACACTGTGAGCGCAACGTCATCCGCCGCCTTCGACGCATCGAAAAGCTCCTGCGGCGAATCGACGACAAGACCTCGAGCGCCATTCCGCCATCCGACGCGCCTGATTGCGTTGACGCTGCCGGTATAGCTTTCATTACCGAGTGCGAAGGGTGCGAACTCGACCCGTACTACGATAGTGCAGGACATCTCACAGTAGGGGTGGGTCATCTTCTCGATGGACCTGATGATCCGTACAATCGCACGATCACGCAGAACGAATCCGATATGCTTCTCGAAGGTGATTTGCTTGAGACTGAGGAGTGTATGGACGCGAATGTGAAAGTGGCGGTGAACCAGAACGAGTACAACGCAATGTGCTCACTCGCGTTCAATATCGGCGTGTATGCATTCGCGGATAGTACGCTGCTGAGGCTGCTGAACGAAGGCGAAGCGAGAACCGTTGTGGCTGACCAATTTTTAGTCTGGAACAAGATCACGGTGGATGGCGAGAAGGTCGTGAGTGAAGGATTGTCGAATCGCCGTGAGAAAGAACGCGCATTGTTTCTTGAGGAAGTATGAGCGAAGCGAAACGATACCCGATCACATTCACCACGGACTACACCGAAGAGTGGTATCGAAAGCATTACACTGACACGAGGGGTGACGTGTCGAAGCACGTAGCGATATGCGAGAAGTACAAAGGCAAATCCATTTCGCTAGAGGAACTGCCCGCACTTGTAGAAGAACTGGATCACTCGGTGATTTTCAATGGTGAGACTATCGAAATCTACAACGATTATCGGGAGTAGTATGAGTCTGCCGCGAAGCGTACACACTGACACTCGCGTAGGGCACATCATCCAGACGCGCTATGCGAATCGCTTCTTTCGCTCGCGTACAGAAGCGCGCTGGGCTGTGCTTTTCGATGCGCTCGGTGTGCGCTGGGAATATGAAATCGAAGGCTACGAGTTCCGCGATGGCACACGTTACCTTCCCGATTTCTACATTCACGAATGGGATGCGTGGTTCGAAGTGAAGCCAACAACTGATCGCCAGTTTGCACACTCACACGTGCACACACTTTCATTGCTTCGCAGATTCACGCATACGAAGAATGCGTATGTTGCATTCGGTTCGCCTGATCTGATTCGAGGCTCGTACATCGTGAATGATTGCTGCGTGTTTACGCACGTCGACGTGCTTGGGCCAACGCATCGCGCGCCGGAAGATGGCGTAGCTTACGAAGCGTATCGAAGGGCGATGGAGGAGAGGTTTGACTCACGATAGTGTCCAGCTTGTGTCTAGGTTGAAGTGGACGCCAGCGCGCGAGACGGCAGCGCTGAAACTCGCGGAAGGTTGTACGAGACTTGAAGTTTCGACTCTTATCGGCGTATCTGATCGCACGATTACGCGTTGGTTAGCCGACATGGAATTTAGCGCCGAAGTCGACCGCCTCTCGTTGATGATCGGAGTTGCTAATCGTGCCGAGCGTTTGCGAATTGCGAATCGTGTCATTCGTGAAAAGATGCGTAACGAACACGTCGAAACCGACAAGGACATTCTCGACTGGATCAAGTTTGCACAAAGTGAAACCGATGGTATCAACCTTAACCTCGATGCGGCCTTCGCTGAAGCTACGGCACCTGTGGCCGATAGCGGACAAGCAGGCGTGGATCGCAAGAGCGAAGCCGCATAGAGACGGCGCGCCGATTGCGCTGTTGCCGCATCAGATTCCGCCTGATGGTGACTGGTTGTATTGGCTGCTCGTATCAGGGCGAGGCGCAGGCAAAACGTATGCAGTGGCAAAGTACGTTGGCGATTACGCGATCGCGAATCCAGGTGCGCGCATAGCCATCATTGCGCCAACGCTTGGTGATGCGCGCAAGCAGTGTGTGGAAGGTGAAACCGGATTGTTGAGCTTCAATCGCACGATCAAGTTTAATCGAAGCTGGGGCGAGCTCGAGTGGCCGAATGAATCGAAGGCGGTGCTCTTTGGCGCGCATACTCCCGATGATGTTGAGCGATTGCGCGGTCCGCAACATCACCTCGTATGGTTCGAAGAATTAGCAGCGGCGCGTGAGCTCGATGAGTGCTGGCAGAATATGCGACTCGGGTTGAGGTTGGGTGAGCGTCCTCACGTGGTTGTATCGACTACGCCGAAGCCGCGCAAGGTACTGAAGGCGCTTCTCGAAGATTCGAACAGCGTGATTACGCGCGCGACTACTGCCGATAATCCGCACTTGCACGAAGCGGTACGAAGTGAGTTGTACAAGCTGTACGGCGGTACGCGGATTGGGCGGCAGGAGCTATCCGGCGAACTGCTCGAGGATGTCGAAGGCGCGTTATGGAAGCGTGAGCTCATTGAAGATTCACGCGCGAGCAGCGTTCCGGAATTGACGCGAGTTGTGGTATCCGTTGATCCGAGCGCTACCGCTGGCGGTGATGCGTGTGGAATCGTGGTTGCGGGCAGAGCCGGTGATCATGCTTACGTGCTCGAGGATTTGACATTGCAGGCAAGCCCGAATGAGTGGGCAAAGCAGGCGATTGCGGCATATCACAAATACCACGCGGATCGGCTCGTTGCGGAAACTAACCAGGGCGGAGAAATGGTGAGGCTCACAATACACAGCGTCGACCCCAGCATTGCGTATCGTGGGGTGCATGCGAAGCGTGGCAAGGTGCTGCGCGCGGAGCCTATCGTTGCGCTTTATGAGCAGCAACGTATTCACCATCTTGGTTCATTCGCAGCGCTTGAGGATGAGATGTGTTCGTGGATACCGGGTGAGGATTCACCGAACCGGATTGATGCGCTTGTCCATGCGCTCACAGATTTAATGATCGGGAAAAAGGTGATTGAGATTACGCTGGTGTGACTATGGCAAACTTAATCGAACGTGCTCGTGCTGCACTCAAAGCATTTCGCTTTCCAGTCTACCCAACGAACGTCAGCTCATCATTCGGCGCGCAGGTATTCTGGCCGGACTGGCCGTCGCAGATTCCTGCGGTGGGCCTCGGTGATGCTGACCTGACTGAAAGCTCGCTGATCATGGCGGCTGTCAACTGGGCAGGCACTCAGTTTGCCGAACCGCCGCCGCGTGTGATTGAGAAGCGCGGTGATGAGTGGGTGCCAATCGATCATCCACTGCCGCGCCTGGTCGAACGTCCAAACAAGTACTACTCCGGCGCGACGATGTTCAAGGGCTTTGCTTACTACTGGCTCGTGAATGGCAATGTCTACTGGTTCAAGGTGCGCGATAAGGCTGATCGCGTTACTGCGTTATGGCTGCTTGATTCCGAGCAGTGCGAGCCGGCCTGGCCGGATGACGGCAGTGAGTTCATCTCACACTATGAGATTCGAGTGGATGGCAAGCTCTCACGGCTCGAGGTGCGTGATGTGATTCATTTTCGATACGGGATTGATCCGCGCAATCACAGGAAGGGACTTGCGCCATTGCGTGCGCTTGTCGAAGAGGTGATCGCGGATGAATCTGCAATCAGCTATTCGAAAGCGGCAATGGGATCGCTTGGTGTGCCGCCGTTCATTGTTTCACCGAAACCGAATGCGGATAGTGTCTACACGATTGATGCTGAGAAGGTGAAGGAAATGCTCATGTCGCGCACTATTGGCAGTGAGCGTGGCAAACCGATCGTGTTCTCGGCTCCGATGGATGTGGCGCAGCTTGGATTCAATCCAGGGCAGATGTCGCTTAAAGAAATTCATTCACTGCCTGAAGAGCGCGTTGCGGCAGTGCTTGGCATACCGGCGATCGTGCTTGGCTATGGTGCGGGCCTTGAGCATTCAACATATGCGAATTACGAAAGCGCGCTCAAGGCTGCGTGGAACGGCTTCGTAATTCCAACGATGAAGGTGATTGCGAGTGAGCTTGGGCATCAGCTATTGCCTGATTACTACAATCCGCGTGAGAAGGAGCGCTGGGTTGAGTTTGATACGTCGGAGGTATGGGCGCTTCAGGAGGACGAGAAATCAATTGCTGAACGCGAAGTGATCAAGTGGAATGCGGGACTGACAACGCGGAATGAAGCGAGAGGCGCGCTCGGGCTCGAGCCATTGCCGGATGGTGACAAGTTGAACGAAATGCCAGTGCAGGCAGCGCCAGTCGAGCAAAAGCAATTGAACCTGAGCGAGCCGGCACAGTACGAAGAGCTGCGCGACTGGTGGGAGAAGTTCGGGCCGAAGGAAGCACGCGAGATGCTCGATGCGGAGCCATTCGAAAAATGACCGACACGTCGGAACTGCGCGAAGTGGTGCTCACGCGCTGCCCTTGCGGGCGGAAGCCGAAGCTCTACTTTGCCGGTTCCAGCGTTTACGTGCTTGGGTGCGAGTTGGAAGGTTGCACGCGCTCCTGCACCGTCACCTGCTCATCACTCGCCGGCGCTATCGGCAAATGGAATCGCAGCGTGCCGCTATTTCGCGAGGTGATCGCAGCGAAGGAGTCGCCATGAAATTCTTCTGGGATGCCGAGCGCGGTGTATACGTCGATGAGCGCGGGCGAACGGTTACGCCGGCGGCGCTTCGAAAGATTCAGGCAGAGAGCGAACGCAATCACGTGGTCGAGCTCGTTGCGCTGGCGGTTGCCTTTGCAATTTGGCGGCAGATGAGCACGCCGCTCGGTGGAGTCGATGCGATGACGCCGGAGGAAATCTTCGCGCTGGTTGATCCGGCGATCGCCGAGAAGGTGCAAGCGCGGGTGCGTGCGCTCGGACCCGTCAGCTCGAGGGAATTCCAAGTGCGGATGGCAGAGCAGATCACGCTTTCGCACAACGTCAACGCGGTGCTGGCTGCAGGCGGATTTGCTGCGATGACTTTCGCGCTGTGGAATTACGCGGCAGTTCGAGCGCGCAACGAGCAGACATTCGCGGTGCGCCTCGCCGCTGAAATAGAACTCGGGCTCGCCTCGCCGGCGCAAGCAATAAATCGAACTTCGATGTATGCGGAAGCTACCTACACCAGCTTTTCCGGCGCAATACAGCGCCGTGAACGTGCCGCAGGAACGATCGAAGCTCGTAGGATACTCGACCCGAAAGCGGAGCACTG